AGTAGGTGACTACGTAAAGTTCCGCGTTCAGTTCTTCAACTCATATGATAGTAGCTGGGCGTTTCAACAATCAGCTTTTGGCCTACGCTTATGGTGTCTGAATGGATGTACACATTCTGATACTGTAGCTAATACATGGGCAAAGCATACAACCAACGTCAATGTAGAAGGCAGTTCAAGCAAGATCAAAGCTGGCTTGGAATCATTTTTGCAAACACCAGACATTTACAAGTCGTGGATGTCAACGCATGTCGATGATGAAATGGCTGAAATGTTCTTCAAGCATAGCATGTGCCGTGTACCTAACAAAACAAGCACATTCAAATGGAATGAACGCATGTTAGATGCACTCATGTCATGCTGGTACAGCGACAAGTCTAAGCTAGGCTCAAACAAATGGGCTTTATACAATGCTTGTACCTATTGGGCTAGTCATACCAGTGAGTCACGTTCACCAGCTAATACACAACGGTTGCGTGACAATCAGCTAGCCAAGGTATTCAAGAAAGCTAACTGGCATAGTGTTTAATCGCTCGGCGTAACCGCCCCGCCCCACATAAGGCAGGGGGCGGTTGCGCCTTGCTTCAACAATGGGAGAACCATGATGGAAATATCATTTATCAATCAAGTTAGAGAAGTGCAACGATCATTGGCTTTGCTCAACGAACGTGCGTCAGAGGATCAATCGCAATTCAATTATCAAATACAGCAAGCGATGTGGTCTATAGATAGAGTCGCGGCAACATATGATGAAGTTTTATATAGAGATGCGAATGAAGATGATAATTATCGCCCACCTTTGAAGGAGGTTTAGACATGGCACTTATGCAACAACGTCATTACGAATATCTTGCAGACCATGTAGCACCATTGATGTCTTGGCCTAGTGCTATTGTAGATATGGCAGAGGCATTGGTAGCTACTAATCCAAAGTTCAACAAAGAAAAATTTCTTAAACGCGCTATTGCCGCATGGGAATTACACAATCCAATACAGGAGATTGATGATGATATACCGTACTAAAATTACAGGTACAATTTCATGTCAGGAATATGTTCAATGTGATGGATGTGGATACCAAACTTATTTTGCAAATGTTTCAGATGAATGTCCAAATTGTAAGTCAGATGCTTTCACCAGCTATCAAAGCTACACAGTTTATCAAACCGTCAATGCAAAAAATCCACAGGATGCAATCGATACCGCATTTGATATAGGTGAATGGAAAACTATGGAAGGCTCAATAGTTATTGAAACAAAGGAAGGAACCACAACGATATGAATGATCTATTCGACAAGCTGGGATTAGACCAGCCAAAATTTCCAGAGACACCAGCGTTCAAGTTGGTACGCAATGATGACCCAAGTACAAGTCATGAAGCGGCAGAAAAACTAAATGTTGGCAAGATGGAACGTATAGTTCTTGCCGCCATAACATCTTTTGCAGATAAAGGATGTATATCTGATGACGTTTTAGATATTATTCCTAACCACAGATACAGCACAGTCACAGCTAGATACAAACAACTTAAAGAAAAAGGTTTAATCTTTGTAGATCATCGCAAACGCAAAGGTACATCAGGCAGACAACAGCTAGTCATGTGGTCAAAAGAATTTTACAAGCCAGAGGAGTGAGCTATGGGCAAGTATGTACTACATAAAGATGTAAGAAATTATTGCAAAACAACTGCTGGTTTATCGCATACAAAAAGCGATGCGCTAAGACAGAAACAAGACAGGGAAGGCTGGGAAAAAGTAGCCGCGTCTTTACCTGATGATGCTTTTGCAGATGATGTTGTTGTTGACGATCGTCATGGAACTGTAAGCCGTAAGGTAACAATCGTTGAATCTAGTTTGTGGCATTACGATTAACTTGACAATCACTGCGTTGATGCAGATGATGTGTCCATGCTTAGTTATATGGATACACTCAAAGAAATGTCTGCAAGTGCAAACGTCAGTCTAAAGAAGGCGTTTGTACATGCTGGGGTACGCGACTCTACTTACTATAGAGCAAAGCAGGGTCGTGACCTTAGACATAGCACTGCATTATTAGTGGAAGCATCGATTGGAAAACTTTCAGCACTTCAAGAGCGACGTGCAAGTTCCAGATAGTTACCAAGATTTAATATCTACAATGGTAGCTAGACGTAACGAATTAAATATGTCGCAAGAAGAACTAGCTCACAGGATAGGATGCGCTAAGTCTTTGATTCACAAGTGGGAAAGATACAAACGAGTGCCTTCTGGTTTTTTATTTAGCTGTTGGTTGGATGCGCTTGGCCTCAAGATCACGATCCATAAGAAAGAAACTGTACGATAAAACAGGCAAGCCACAGAAATGTGATGCCTGTAGTACAGATACACCTTGGTTCGTTTGTTTATTAGCTACAGAAAGTCCACCAACTTATCATACAATCTGTATTGATTGTTACGAGGCAGATACATGGCAAGCAAGAGTCGCGCTAAAGGAGACTACCACGAAAGAAGATTCGTTGAATGGCTCAAAGCCCTCGGCTTCAAAGCGAAAAGGCAACCGCTATCAGGAGCGTTGGGAGGAGAGTATAGCGGAGACATCATCTGGGAAGTCAAAAGCAACCCAATGGTGGTTGAAGTAAAGTACAGAGACAAGTCTGGATTCCCGAATCCATTCACTGTAGTTAGAGATGTTCTGTTTTACAAACGCAGGACAGGCACACCAAAAACATTAGTAATCTTTGATGGCGATGTGTTCGCAGAAAAGATTGCACCATTATTATTGGAGAACCACAATGTCATTTCTACTGATGGCGAGGGCAATCAAGGCTGATATACCTGACTGCTATGCCAAATGGCTAATGGTCGTACTAGCTGACCATGCCAATGAAGATACTCATGAGTGCTGGCCTAGCCTAGCTAGGTTATCTGATCGCACACAGATGAGCGTACCAACTATAACTAGAAAACTTAACTGGCTTGAAGAACAGGGGCTAGTAACTAGAGTGCGTGGATCTAATCAGCGATCAACTTTGTACACCATTTTCCCTATTGCAGAAAGCAACACCACTGTTGCACACAGAAACACCACTGTTGCAGAGAGAAACACTAACCTATCAACTAAACTATCAACTAAAAAGAAGAAGGCGGTGCCAGAAGATTGGTTGCCGAGTGAGGAACTAAAGCAGTCTATCGATCTTAAGCTACAGGAGAACCAAGACCATGAGTATGAAACGAATCAATTCTGTTGTCACCACGCCAGCAAAGGAAGCACATTCGTCAACATCGACCTCGCTTACAGGGGCTGGTGCTATCGAGCCTTTAACTGGCGAGCAGATAGAGCAGGGTCTGGCAAGGCTACTGGAACTGGCAAGTCCACACGAGGTAGACAGAAGGCTTCTCATTTCGCTGGAATCGCACACGGGCTATCCAGTAAGAGAAATAAGCAGGACGAGGTTCACTGATACAGATTATCAGACCATCGTTCAACGCTACGAGATTACATGCACCGACATAGATGGCATAGATAGGGCTATAACCGCCGTTAGAAAGGCACTGGTGCCGCTTCCAAGGAATCAGATAGAAGATCAGCTAACCATGCTTGCAACGGTTGTGGTGAAGCCTTCTATGGAGAGTTCAGAAGATCAGCTAGTGCGAATAGAATCATTAGCTAGTTTATTGCATGAGTATCCAGCTGACATTGTACTCTATGCAATAGAGCGAGTGACCAAGACATCCAAGTTTTGGCCTTCGTTCGCTGAGTTTTATCAGCACATCGATTGGATGTTGGCAAAACGTAACCTGATGTTAAGAGCATTGGAGAGTAAAAGGGTTGCGCTTACTGCACAGTTGCAGTAGAATGTTTCAGTAAAGGAGAACCACACATGGAACGCAAAGGTTTTATTGGCGGTAGCGATATGCGCCGCATCATGGATGGCGATTGGACATCGCTATGGGAAGAAAAGACAGGCAAGGTAGAGCCTGTTGATCTGTCAGATAACCTAGCAGTACAGCTAGGCACAGAGACAGAACACTTTAACAAGCGTTGGTTTGCCAAACAACACACCACATTAAAAGTTGAAACTATTGTTGCTGGTCATCATGGCGTTGGCAACGGCCTAACCAAAGAAATGAATTGGGAAGGCGTACCACTCAAAGGTTCAGTAGACGGATTTATACATACTGATCGCAAATATTTTGACGAGATCATTGAGTGCAAACACACCTACGATATGAACAAGATGGAGGCATGTCTGCAAATGTACATGCCGCAGATGCAGTTCTATATGTGGGTGCATCAGGCCAAAGGCTGTTACCTATCAGTTATCTTTGGCAATCGCAGATGGGAATCTGTCTATGTCACTAAGGATTGGGACTACATCCACAAGATGCAAGTTCACCTAACTGAGTTCTGGAGGCTTGTCAGAGATGACACACGCCCTTTCGCAGATGAGCAGATACCGCCTGTATCTATAGACAAAATCAAAGTTGATGGCCTAGTACGCAGAGATGCGTCATCTGATAACGAGTTCATCAGCAGATGCCATGACTACATTGAACATGAGCCAAATGCCAAGCTGTTTGATTCAGCCAAGTCTGAACTAAAAGCTATGGTTAGTAACGATGAGCGAGAAGTTTACTGTGACCTTCTCACCATCAAGCGCGACAAGCGCGGATCACTTCGTGTCACAGTTAACAAGGAGAACCAAGATGTCTAAGGATAATCAGGTTAAGGATACACTAAGCCTATGGAATAAAGTTTCCAAGTCAGACCCTAAGTACCTAAAGAAAGTATCATTCGGGTCAAGATCGTTTACAGCTATTGATCCACAGTATCAAGTGCGTAGCGCAACAGAAGCGTTCGGACCTATAGGACATGGATGGGGCTGGTCAAGCAACACCCGATTTGTAGATGTAAGCAATGGTGATACAGCCGTTATAGCTGACGTAATGATATGGACTGTAAACAGAGATAACTGTTTCGGACCTTTCTCTGGATGCAGAAAGTTCTTTGACTCTGCCAAAGGCAGGATGGCAGAGGACGCACCCAAGATGGCAATCACCGATGGTCTTACCAAGGCTATGTCACATCTAGGATTCAATGCCGATGTGTTTCTTGGCGAGATGGATGGCAACAAATACGCCGCCGATTCAAAGGCTGGTAAGAAATCTGTAGGAGAATGGTAATGTTTTACGGAAATCAAATAGCATCTTTAGATGCAAAGCTAATGGACATAGATCGAAAGTTAGAAAAACTCATATGGTCTATGAAAGAGCCTGTAAAGGAACAGGTTAAACCTAAACAAAAAAGCAAGCCTAAGTATTCCAAGCCATTTATAGATAGAATAGCTGGCAGATACAAAAGCAAACACGATCTAGTACAAGAAACAGGTTTAACATATCAAACAATTACTACTTATATCAGACACGCAAGAGCCAATGGTCACAATATTGTTAGGCGAAGAATAAAATTAAAGAGACCACATTTACCAAGAGGTTTTTGTATGGTTTCACAATATAAATTAGTAAAGGATAAATAGCATGAACGATTACGATAACACTAACAGAGGCGCGGCCTTCAAGCCGTTTCCAGAGCAACAGTTTATCCTGCAAGGTAAGCTAAACATCATGGGTGATGAAGGTCAGGTAGCACTCATCATGGCTGAGTCTAAGGATGGCAGTAAGCGCATCGAAGTATATCAACGTGCTGGTGTTCTATTTGCAAACAAAGATAAGAACGATGAAAACAAACAGCCAGATTATAGCGGACCGCTTGACGGTCTGCATCAAGACTGGCGCATTGCGGCATGGAAAGAAATGAAAGGTGACAATGCTTATATGTCACTCAGAGTTTCAGAAGTGCAAAAGAAACAAGAGGCAGAGGCAGAGTCGCAAGATGAACCATCTAGCAAACAGATTGATGATGATATACCATTCTAATCTGCGATAGTTAGGTGGTTCTCCCTATCGCATAGCGGGTGAGCAGTCGTACCATTCTGCTCATCCGCGACCTAAATAGGGATCGCCAACAACTCAAGTCTAGCAATCAAACGATCTGCTCTATTGGTTACTTGCTTATAGTATCTACTATCTTTTAACTCAGCCCCAGCAGTTTCATAATCCTCTGCTTCTACAGCCGCAATAAATTTCTTAAACTTAGACATGCGCGGCCTACCCATATTAAACATGAGATTGCATAGAATGTGATGTAGTTCATCACTCATGCTATCCCATGTCGGGTAGAGTATCTTGCAATCTTCTATAGTTACAGCAATGTCCAGCGCAAATAGCTGACGCACACGTTCCTCAGAGACATCTGTACCTACAGGCTGACCATACTCAGGCTCACCTTCCAAAATTAGATGACCCACACCACAAGTTTCCAGACCTAAATGATCTAAATACACAGAATTAACACAACCCTCATCATCAGATATTTCCTGACGCAATATATCTATGTTCATTTTTTTAATCCTCAACTAATATATACATGGATGGGGTGATCAAAGGGGTTTGTCACCTCATCTTATTTTTTAAATCCTTTTAGCCCACGGATTCCAAATGAGGCACCTATTGAAGCAAAAACCGCATACTGAAACCAGTCTGGTGTAGCAGATAAAGCATCAAACCCACGCTCAACATAAGGCTGGGTTAATGGAATAAAACACATAGCAATTATAACTATAAACAATATAGTCCACGCTTCATCCTTCCAGCTATTGTCGCTAGACTTAGCCATGATCTTTTCCCAGCCAGCTTCATGCGTAGCGGCAACCTTCATTACCTCTGCTTCTGCTTTGGCCTTGGCTACCTTGGCTTCACTGGTGGCTTTCTTCTCATCAGCCTTGCCCTGTAACCAAGAGCCAGCCAAGTTACCCACAATCGGTATCAGTGCCTGTATCATTTATTTAACTCCATTGATAATTTCAATTTTGCTAACTCAATCTCAAGATCATGTACCCTTGCCACAGTATCTTGCACAGATTTAGGTGGCTCAAAATCATCTATCCAATTATCATTTTCTTCAACCTCTTGCATAGTAAGCTCAAGGTTATGCTCAAGAAAACTAATCCGTTCTGTCAGCCCGAAATAAACCCAAACAGAAACAGCAGTAAACGCAATCATACTAATAAGATTACGCAAAGGAATTGTTATTTCACTTGCTTCGTTTAGTTTTGTGGCGGTCTGTTTCATTTTTCACTGCCTAACCAGACTGCGAAAGCCCCTGTCATTGCACCAGAAACAACGCTTATCATTGCGCTTTGCTGTGTAGTTAAATCATCTAGGCTAATGCCCCATTCAATAACTCTGATGTACATAACTGTCATCACAAACATCATTAATCGGGGCAGTATCTTCCATCTTAGAAATGTTTCTACACTCATTTTAACGCATCCTTTATGCTATCTAACGTACCCTTTAGAGAGTAGCCAGAAGGTCTAGGGTTATATTCACATTGATAAGAACGTGAGCAACCTATGTGCAGTGATGATGTGTGCTGTTCTTGTGTGTTATTTGCGCCTTGATAAAAACAAATGACTTCATCTTTGCTTATTACTTCGGTATGTGCCAAGCGGCATGTTGTCATTTTAGGATTAGACGCACTAGCTTTAAAAGCAACCAGAACAATTAAACCAACAAACAAAACACCCATGATTAGATAAAACAGCATAGTCAAGCCATCAAAAATTTCTTTTCGTTGTGCCGCTTTTTCTAAGGCCGCTTGTCTAGCACGTTCTTTTTGAGCTTGTATGCGTCTGGCTCGTTCCTCAACAATACTTTTCCAAGTACCATTGCCAAAACGCAAGTCAACCAACATTGATACTTCATACATTTTTTCTTGAGCTAACTTAGCGTCGATCATTTCAGATGCTACGCCGCCAATGCCATCCATAGCACCAACACCAGATCGTTTATTACGCTCTCTATTTACTTGTGCTTGACCATCAAACAGATTGTCGATATATCCAGCGATTTCACTGATGTCATTTGCAGTCCCAATAGCCGCTTTTATAGCGTCAGTAGCCCCTTTAACCAGAGCAATCCCAGCAAGTGCAGTAGAAATGGGTTCCATCAGTACACCTTTGTATCTTTATCTACAATAGCTGGTAGACAATAAGCTGTTATCTGTGATCCCTGTTTGTGAAGGGTTTGTGCGTACCATGTGCAATCATCTAGCGATTTAAAATACATATCATTGCTAACTAATTGCTTGTCACCTTGCGATCCAATAAAGACAAACAGCAAGAATACATGGATCATCCATTTACTATTATGCCTATAAGCAGAACAATCGTAGTTCCCGCAGTTCCGATCATAATGTGTTCAATGCGCTTTATACGCAGGATTGTTTCTTTCCAGCGTTCAGCGCAAACTGCTTCATGTGTATCAATCTGTGCCTGTACAGATGCGGCTGTTGGCTTTGCCATTAACTAGCATTGTCCAGTTCAGTTTGTGTTGGTCTTGAAAGACTGGCGTGATTCCAACTTTTAATATAGTCACCATTACCGTCTGATAAATTTTCAAGTATGATACCAACAGTAAAGAAATCTTTACCCTCAAGAGCAGGATAAATTTTTATAATTTTATCGTATAATGTCATTACGCTCTCCTCACCATTCCACCACTAAAGTGAGTTTCACCAGTGTCGTGGGCAATCGTTACTGCTGAACTTGTGTTATAAATCCACATTTCCACATAGTCATCGCTATCTAAATACACCAAAGCCGAACCATTAATTCCATGTCGAGATTCAAACCCACCGACTACAGAATTAAACCCAGCGTAATTGCTTCCATTTCTACGAATTTGCAAAATAGCACCAGCTTGAGTAAAAGTTGCATTGGCAAAAGTTACAGAGGCATTAATTTGATAATATCCAGCTATAGTTGGAGTAAATTTATCAGATGCAAATTTGCTGTCGGTATCATAAACTTCAGTCCCAAGTGCTATTTTTGTAAAGGTTGCCTGTGATACTGATTGTGCGCTGGCAGGATGAGCAAAAAAAGCTGGCCCCATTCCAACAGAACCTGCACCAGCTGTTAAAACACCTGCAACAGTCAAACCAGCATCGTGGTCAATGGTCATAGCTGTTCTAGTTTCGCCATCATCCTTAAAGCTAAAGACCATCGAAGGCTCAACCGTGTCTATATCTTCACCAGAAGCCATTGTGTTGCGGAATGTTGCAACCCTAGTTCCATACAAAATATCAACAAATCTACTTACGTCTGAATCGTTAAGTCGAAGGTTTGGCGAACCATCATTTAAAGTTACATCACCAGTTACCGTAAATGCACCCACAACATTAGTGGTGTCTAAATCAGTTGTGCCATCTACGTCTATGTTACCAGAAATATCTAGTGACCCAAATGACCCAACGCCTGTTGTCGTAATAGCAGATGAACCGTTGTCGATCGCGCCAAAACCACTAGTAATGCTACCAGCATTAAGTGCGCCTGTTGTGACGATGCTAGAGCTACCAGCAACCGCAGATGCACCAATGTCTGACAGGACTTCAGCCGCAGAACGCCCTTCAATGGCAGTGCCAGCTACGCGCAAGAAATCATCGTCTGCAACGCCGCTAGTGAATTTAGGCACATTGTTATTAGATATGCCTGTGTCTAGCGTGGCAGTGGCTGTAATAGCTGTACCGTTTAGAGTCATGGCATCAGCTTCTAGCGTGCCATCTACATCTACATTGCCACTTATGTCTAATGAAGCCGCCGCTATTTCACCACTGGCTGTAAGAGTGGTAATATTTGGATTAGCACCACTACCAGCCAATGACGCCATGTCAGCAATAACAGAGCTTGTAGCAAGTAAACTTAAATCTTCAACTATAGCACTTGTTGCCAATAAATTTAGGTCAGTGACAATATCAGATGTTGCTAATGTATTTAAGTCGCTAACAATGTCTGTTGTAGCTAATGTATTGAGGTCGCTAACAATGTCATCTGTAGCTAGTTTATTTAAGTCACTAACAATGTCACTTGTAGCAAGAGTGTTCAGATCGCTAACTACATCTGTAGTAGCTAAAATATTTAAATCTGCAACGATTGCACTTGTTGCTAGTGTATTCAAATCAGATACAAAGTCTGATGTTATTAATGAAGCAACCCCAGCCACGCTAGAAACTGCCGAACTAATACCAGCAACCGTTGTCACATTAGCTTGTATGCCAGCAACAGTAGTTACATTGGCTGATATGCCAGCAACAGTGTTAATGTTAGCTGTAATTGCAGATAAAGAATTAACATTAGCAATGGTTGGTCCTGCTTCTGGTGCGCCAGTAGATGCGTTAAAACCTAGAACCGTTCCTACTCTGGATGCTTTGAGTGGCAGAGTCATAGCTACTGCGGAATCGCTATCTTCTAGCCTTAATGAGCGATCAACGTCATCTTTGCGGTCAGCAAATTGCGCTGTTATTTTATCGAGTTCCGTGTTGAGAGTTGCTATCTGAAACGAACCCTGTGCTGGGAAGTCAGTAGTGCGTTCAAGTGCAATGTCTCTGGTTATAACTACTGTGCTACCGCCTGTTGCGCCTGTAACGCTTATTGCAACCGCGCCTGTAGATCCATTGCCACCGCTTACAGTGTAATGTGTTGTTAAGGTTTTAAGGGTGCCATCTACATAAACCTTTAGGTCAGCACTAGCAAAAAACTCAAACGAAACCGTAAAGGAAGTTTGCGTTGCTCCCTGTGCTACGGTGTACGATACGCGTGGCGTATTGTCTGATAAGTTAATAGTCATGGCTAGATCCTACCTTTCATGTGGATATGGCTCAACTCACAATTAATAGCGTCCTCCAGCAAACGCTCTTGCTGTTTCATTTGTAGTGTCTTTCAAGAAATGTAATTGTGCAAATGGTAGTCTGCGTAACAAATCAGCACTACCCTCGCCATAATCACCACCTAAAAACTTTGCAACACCTCTACCTACATCAACAGCATATGATGGACCAGCACCACCCACTGCTGTTATAGCATCCAGTGTGTTTTCTTTCTGATTAAACTTAGGTTTTATAATACCAGCACCAATATCAGGACCGCCAAGAGCCATACTTATGCCCATAGAAGTATAAAACAAATCAGAGTATAGTGCCGCTACACCAGAAGCATCAAAAGATCTAGCAACCTTATCAGTAAGGCTCATTTGTTTCATTTGCCAATCTTTGTATTTAAGCTCCATGCTCATATAGCCCAAGCCCATAGATGCGCCAACAGCTATAGCACGGTTTTTAACCTGACCCTGTGCAATAGAAGCGGTAATTTTATTAGAAGCGGCAAAGCTATAAGATAAGAATTGGAATGGCATAGAAAGCAAGGCGTTTTCAATGCGAGCATAGCCTCTATATTTTTTGTCCTCTTTCATACCAAACTTTTCTGCAACGTGCATAGGTACATAGAATACACCATCAACAGCAATAGGTTTATCTGCTGGTGTACCCATAAGAACTGTATTGCCAATGCCGCTATTCATTGAAGCACGAAAGTTTTCTACAGTACCTTGAGTTGTTTTACGAACTCTAATTGGCTTTTCTTTTTTCAAACGCTTTAAGGCATGATCGTTAATACGTTTTTCATAATTAACATCTGATTCGCCCTTTTTTTTCTTAAACTTGCCATGAAACATTTCATGCAAAAGAATAAAATCAGCAAAGTCTTTTGATGTTTCAAAACTATCTGCGTGCTTTAAAAAATATTCTGCGTGCATTAGTTCATCAGGCTTCATTGTAGATCTTTTTTTATCAATATTAGCCTTATATTTATCTGGATAATTTTTAAATGAATTGAATCTTTTTTCTACATTAGTAAAATCTAAATAAACAACACCGCCTTGATTGTGTACATACTCATGCTGTCCAAAAGTTTTATCAGAATCAGGCCAGCCCCATTTCTTTTTAGCGGCGGCATACTCATCTATATCTGTTACAATTCGGCTAACATTAAACTCACTACCATATCTAAACACAATGGTATCATTGCCTAGATCCATATAGTTTACAGATTCCTGCCGCCCTGTAGTCCATTCGCGTGTGTTTGGCAAATACAAACCATTGTCTGTTTTATCCCAAGGAGCATTAGCTATTTCAAATGCCTCTTGCTTGCCAATGTTGTAACGAGCCAAGTAAGAAATTTCAAAGTCAGATGCGGTTCCGTTAGTTACTTTTACAGAATAATCAATAAGCGTATGACCCCTAGCCATAGCGTCCATCTTTTTAAATATGGTTGTCATAGGTGCAACGCCATTAAGCATAAAGAAACCAGTACGCATCTTAGACATCAGACCATCATTCAAAGGGTTGTTGCTCATGTTTTCGCTAAAGCGCATGTGAGCATCACCCTTAAGTATATCTATTATTTCGCCAGCAATACGCCCTTCTTCTGCTGTCATTCTAACTTTGCCATTATCCATAGTGGCAAACAAAGACTTCCAGATAGTACCCATTTCATGTTCCATCATAATCTTGGCAAAATCAGGCAGGGTTGAAAAGCCAGCAGAACCTAGATAGTTCATCATAGCCAGATCTTTCAAAACTATAGCGGCCTTCAAACTCAAAGCTTCTGGATTGCGAATGACTGTGCCTTGGACACGATCATTAAGGTGGCGCACATCCCGCATATAACGATTTATTTCCTGCTCACTCAAACCGTTAGCAATCAAACCATCTTCAATTTCATCAAGCTTATCATCAAAACTTTTACCAAACTTTAATGCTAACTCGTACTGTGGCGCAATCTTAGCTGTGTAAGTTTTCATTACTGTAATTGGATTCTGCTCAATAAAATCAACAACCAATTTGTTTGGTATATCTACTTCACGATGACGAAAGTGTTTTGATCTGCCATAGCCATAAGATGCAACTGACTCTGCTGTAACATCATCAATGCCAAGAATCTTATCAATAGTATCGTTTACTCTTTTTGCAACAGCCTCAGGGCTAGAAGATGTGCGTACTTGTGACCACTTGTTATCTTTCATTACATAAACATATGGATTGTTTTGATACCATGTTCTAAGTATTTCAAACAATTCAGCACGATTAGCTTCTATATGTTTTTTATTCCAATAACGCGGATGAAACTTTTCTTCGTTTGCTGGCATTAAGCGTTGATTTTTCATAGACTCAACTTGCAAGTCAGCATTTTCTTTTTCGCTTTTTGCTTTAGAAACCATTTTTCTATTATGTGCTAACCGTCTATCTTCTAACTCAGTTCTATTAGGTTTGTTTTTAAGACCATCAACTATTGATTGACGCTGTGCTATTTCACCATCAAGGATCATAGACCTATTTTTGTAATGGCTTACACTGCCTATAAGACCAGTAGATGAAAGACGTTTTTCCCATTCTTCATAGTAGTTATCTAACAGCTTCATAGCTTTTGATGCGGCTTCTGACTTTGGTGCTTCACCCTTCATCCGCATGACATTAACTTCTGTAATAAAGTCAAAGAAATTTGCTGATTTCTTTTCACGCTTTACTTTTTTAATTACACCTTCAACAGTTTCTTTGGCATTGTAATCAAGTATGGTTTGTCTGCCTTTGCCATACTCTTTGCCATAGATGTTACGCAACTCATCATACACTTGAACCCACTCACCATCGCGCATAGCGGCCTTCTGATACACAGAAGGTCCAACTCTAAAGCCTTTTGTGTGTAGATTTAGAAGTATGCCGCTATCACCAGCAATATCTAAGGCAAACTTTTTAGCTTCGTCAGTTATTTTTGAATTTTGCAACTGTCTTTTCATTGGTGTTGTTACAAACTGGTAAGCCCAGCTATCAGTCCACAAGTTCTTAGGCAAAGAATAAGGATTATTTATCTTTTTAATTTCAGCTTCATCTAATGATCTCGCGGCTTTTTCAGCAGAAAATAAATTAAACTGATCTTGTCTGGCATTGAGTTGTTTCTGTGCAACATTAAGGCTTTCAGTAGCTTCATCTAAAGATGCCTTTGTCGTTTTCATATCGTCTGGTGTTACAGCTTTGTCATACTCTGCTTTACGCGCAGTAACAGTTTCTAATATGTCATCTACATTCTTTTGCATTGTTGCTATAACTCTAGGATCGTTATCTACAACAACATCAATCTCGTAGTTTTCTACCTGAGACAGTGGGCGATCAGGCGTAGGCTTAACATAGTTTGTGTTAATGTCTGGTGTATGTGCTATTTCTCTTTCACCTAACGCCTGTTTAGTGGCTACAAAAGCATTGGCTCGTCTAGTAGAGGGCACAGATATAGCACTGCTTATTAAGCCGCCAGCTACAAAAGCTGAACCAATATTTAATGCAATTTCTGTTTTTGTGCCAACAGGATCAAACGGCGCACGAATTGTTTCTAATCCTGTTTGTAAAGCTCCAACAGATGCACCGCCTCTTAGGAAAGCCCTACCCAAGCCAATGCCAGCACCACCAAAGGGTAATGCAACAAGGTTAATAGGATCAGCAAGGCCAGCAAAAAAGTGCTGACCAAAAGTTGCCTTGCTAAGTATGTCACGCCGTTGAATGTTTTCATCAATCGCACGTTTAAGTTCGACCATATGTTCTGCATTTTTGGCATCCATTAAATCATCACGATATGCTTCATAGCCGCCAATATCTTCTAATGCTAAATAGCTTTCATCTTCTTCACCGCGAAACTTAATAGCATTGCTTATAGACTCAATAATCGGATCATATGTGTAGCCAACAGATGCACCAACAACCTCAAAGTAACTAGGATCGTCCCTTTCAAGTTGTGTCTGTGCGCCTCTGTATAACAAAGAGTTATGTGAAAACGGATCTAGTACAGGCATTATCTAGCAACACCTCTCTTAATGTCATCAAGATACACATAAAGAAAATCTGTAACGGTCCTTCCTTTGTCATCTACATAGGTATATGTAAACGGCTCAAGTCCACCATCTTTATCTAAAACCACAGCCATGTATTGAACATTTTCTGCTACTGTTCCCGAGTACCGCATAGGCTGTAATTGTAATCTTGTTTTACCTTTTACAGTTTGTATATCTTCTGTACCAATTTCTTCTTCAATTACATTTTGATAAGTATCCCTTGGCATAAGTTGTTCTCTAGCTAAAGCTTTATATGACAATCCAAATCGTGCATCTTTGATCCCAAGATCTGCAACTACTTTGTTTAAGTAATTTACTGCTGGCAAAACATTATCACCAAAAACACCTGACAATGCTTGCCTAGATTTACCTACTGGACCAAATGCAGGATCGATAACTACGCCCTGTGTATCGTGATAATGTTGCTCATAATAGCGAGTCATATCACTAATAATTGTATCTTTATCTTTATTGCCAGAAGCAATTTTGTATTTTAGATAAGAGTTCATTTCTAAAAAAACATTTGCATTGTTGGTTCCAACAATACCTTGAAGAAGCCCCTCTAAAGTTTCACCCTCATCAAGCACTTTTTTTACTTTTTCTTGATATTCACTTTCGTTGTTTACTGCATCTGATAATGTAGCCGCAATCTTTGGAAAGTCATTGATGCCATTTTCTGACATGCTTGCCGCATAAAGAGTTTCTTCAAATGCACTAAATTCCTCTGCTGACAAAACATTTTGCCAAAGGTTTTTTTCTTGCGTTGAGCCTTTAACTCTAACACTAGAAAACATTCCAAAGTAACTAACAGCTAAATTAATTCTAGCTGGATCATCAACCATTCCAGAAATAGCACTTTTAACAATACCAACAGGAGTGCTTGGAATTACACCACCACTTGCTAAAACTTTAGGTTTCCATTGTTCTTGTGTGTTTATTGCATCTGCTGTCAGAAAGAAAGAAGATGGTCGTCCATTTAAAATAATTTCTTCCATTTCATTTTGATGACTTTTTGTTGTTGGGCTTCCTATACTATTTATGAAACTTTCTCGTATATTTTGTTTAGATGCAGACAAAGAATTTTGATTTATAACAGCCCTTTTAGCTGTTACAATAGCCTGTGTATCAGCACCAATAGAATCTCTATCAACATCAAACTCAGCGTTTTTAATTATAAAGTCAGCTATGGCTTGTACATCATCAGGAAGATCAACTTTTAAATCTCCTTCGTTATCAATGTAATCACGAAAATCTGTAGCTTCTTCTAAGTCAGTTACACCATTAACATCTTTAATTAGACGATCAAATAAAAGCTGTCTTGTTCTTTTCTTTGCTGTTGTTGTATCAATGTCAGATTCTAGCTTCTGAGCTATGCTATCTAACTTACCAAACCAAGCATTTAATGTGTCCTGTGCCGCAAAAAGATCACTGCTTTTTATATGCTTATCTAAAGTATCATTAACTTTTTGCGCCTCAGGTTTAATGCCAAGCTTTAACTGTACTTTTTCATCATCCTCTTTTTGCTTTTCTTCCTGATCAATATCGGTTTGACGCATCCTTTCATCTGCTTCTGATTGCCCTAAATTAGCTTGGATTCCTCGCAAATCAGTATTAATTGCGTCAAAATGAGTATTAAAATCTTCATTGCTCATCAATTCAGACGCAACATCTTGTAAAGATTCGGGCAAAGTAGAAATATTTTCTACATTTCCTGTTTGCAAAACTATTTGTAAATCATTTATATCGCCAGATTCTAGATCTTCATTATCTAAAATAATTTGATTTATGCGTCTTGTTGCGCCTCTAGCCTTTGCAAGACTAACAGTTCGCCTTAATTTTTTTGCTTCTGCATTACTAATAAACTGAACATCACCATCAACATTTTTTTCTATTAATTCTTCAGCTAAAAAAGAAGCGTTACGAGCATCTTCTAAAGATTTAGAATCGCCTAAACCAATTAAAGATTCTATTTTATTGGCAAGATCGTTTACATCTAGTTCAATTTGCTGTCTATTTTCTTCATGCTGTTTTTGACTCTGTTTGCTCATTAAGTTAAGAGAATTGGAAGCCAGCATTGCGCTTCCAATATTTTCAATAATGTTTGCAAACTTAGGCACTGCCGTACCCTTTGCGTTTTCAATATAAGTTCCGAAGTCTGTCTTAAACTTAGCCACCCCATTGGAATCATTTTGATAAAGAATTGCTAATCGTTGCGCTTCTGCACTAAAATCTTGTTCAGTTTGCGATACGTAACGGCGTTCAATAATATCTTGATACGCTGTTCTTGCCTCAACTCCAAAGCCAGACGGAATGTTAAACGCTTCTGGCTCACCAGTAATAGGATCAATAGTTCTAATGTTGGCGGCAGATGCGGCCTGTGCTGTTTCTATACCTTTTTCTCTTGCTTCACGCTTTAACTCATTAAAAGATGACTCAATCATAGTATCAGCTAGGCGACCGACACTTGCCCACTGCTCAGACAATCCTGTATCAGAGCGAATAACACCGATTGGCTTTGTTATGTTTTGTCTTTGTTGCCTAATAACCGCCATGATTCACCTATTTATAAATATGATAACGATAAATGCCAGATGCTAATGAACTAGCCGCGTTAAGATAAGATGTTCTTATTGCAGTCTGACCTTTGAATGATTCCATTTGCCCAAGGGTTCTGCTTTGTGATGCTTCTTGTAATGCACCAGACTCGATAGCAGAGATGTCGGAAAAAGCTATTTCTTTTTGCCTGTTCATAAATGATCTCAAAGACATGTCTGACGTATCTCTATTAAGAAACGCTTGGAAAGATTGGTTAGCAGACTCAGCAGTTCTATATTGTTGCGTCCTAATATTAGCCCTTTCAAGACCAGCAATTTCTTGTTGCATAGCCTGTTGCTTGTATTGATCTCTATTAAATGCCGCTTCACGTTTAAGAGCCTTGCCTTGTTGCAAACTTGAAAGCATTGAAAGGCCAGTAGCGGCAATCTGAATACCTAGTGGAATAGCCATTAGAACGATACCTCTGCTATAATACCATTAACTTGCAATGATAATGGTGCTGTTTGTTTAATTGTAACTACTGGATCTTTGCTATAACCCAATAATCTAAATTCTTCTTTGCCAGTAACAGGCGTTCTTGAAAGACTAAAATCATCTGTTACCTGACGAATAACTAGATTCTTATCATTAATCGACACAGACAAGGTATCTAATAGATCTACCACTACCCTGTTAACAGAGCGAGGTTCGCCTGTGAGTGGCCCTCCCGCTATCTGAGCATCAATCGGTAGTGTTTGTGCCTCAACATTAAAGTCATAGCCAATTTCAGCATTTGTTATTTCTTGTATAGCAGACACATCTACATTGCCACTAGCAACAGTAAACTCGCCAAGGTAATCAGTATCATTAACAACCTTTACCTTTGCTCCATTAGCAAAGTGACTAGACACATCAAATACACCAGCAGTGCCAACAAACTTATCAGAGAAGTCCATATTCATAGCAGAGTTAAACTCCATAAGAATAAACTTCTCAGTGCCAGCACCTAGATCAAATCTGCCTACACAGAACACTCTATCATCTACTGTGCAAACAGAATCAAATCTTCCATTAGTAGTCCACTGCGACCACCCTGCACGTTGTTCTGCTCTGTTAGATGTAAAGACAGCTATTGTGCCATCAAGGTTTAATACAAAAGCATATGACTCAGGACGGTTAATAGCTCCTCTAAGGATGCACATTTGTACAGGCGAGTTAATTAAATGCGGTGATAAAACAGATATACCAGTGGCTACATAAGCCGCTTCTGAATCTGAAAATATGTACTCGCGTACAACAGATCCATTTTTTTGCACATATATTGTTGCACCATCAAATGACTCTGGACGTACAAAGTTACTGCCATATGGCGTCTGTCTGCGTATCTGTGCGTTTGTTGGCGTGATAGCCTTCTCAGTAAATGAAGGTATGTACATTTCTGATGTCGTTGTAAATATCTGTAGATCACGATTAGAGGTTAAATGGCGTATAGTATTAATCTCACCAATAGCCGCAGTCAGATCAATAGCATCGCCATCTTCACCATCACCTACATCGAAGTCAAAGTATGATGCTGGTTTGCTAGCCCATATACCATCAGGTTGTGCAACAGTACCAGCTAGCCACAATCTGTTTTCGTGTAGCGTTACAGCCGCAGGAAAGCCGCGTAGTGTGCTATATGATTGCTCACCCCATTCTGTAGTGGTGGCATGTGTTTTAATTTTAGGTGAACCGCCACCAATAGTAGAAGCATTAGCATTAGCACCAGCAGTTACAACAATTACATTCTCATCAATAACCTCTTGTACAGCTTCAGTGCCATTGATTTGATTTGCCGATATACCTCCTACACCACCAGCCTCACTAATGACTATGCTATCATTTACAGCCAAGCCATGAAGCGGGAATGTAATGCGTATATTTGCACTCCCATCAGTTGTTTCTATAGCGTCTGTAGCAAGTTTGACTTCTAACTTGTCAGTTACGTTACCAGTTGCTTGTGTTGCTGACTGGACAGAAGTGATTATAATTTCATTTTCATGGTAACGAAGTGTTACCCCAATGTGTTTTGAATCAGCATAGTTACCGCCAGATTGACTTCCTGTTATATCAAAGTAAGCCGCACTTGTAGTTAAAGTTATGCCATTACCATTATCAGCAGAAGGATCAAGGGTCATGCCTACTGGTTGAAATGAATAGAATGGTTGATGTACCTTGAACCCATCTGGACTTTCATCAAATGTAAGTGTTTCTAATTGGAATGTTGTAAGGCTAGTTCTTACAAGTTTGCGTGTCATAAAGGTTTGATGCGCTATGAACATAACATCGCCAGCTTGTGCGTATGTTAGTTCAGAAACAATCAGATCGCTAAATGGTATAGCCGCAGATGATGTATCGGCTGTTAATGTTTGAACCAAAGATATTGCGCCTGTTGTTGGGCTTATCTGAAATACTCTTATCTTAGCGTTTTCAAGACTTACTATGTATCTTTCATCATCAGAAAAGATAAACGGCACAACTCGTACTTGTTGTTTTGTACCGCCAGTAAAATCAGTAACAGCTAATCTGGTCGTATCAGAAGATGTTACAGTTAAGTTTTCAGTGGGATTTACAGGAGTATCTCTAGTTACAGTCACTACTGCCGCAGATGGATTAGCTACAGTAAATCCAGTTACTGCATTAAGAGCAGTAAAAATGTTATCAGCAGTTGTATTATTACTTTCATTTGCCCTAACAAAATGAGTGTTGCCAGAAGGAGATGAAGGGCTTTCTCCACTAGAAGCCTCGAACTCTAGTGTAATTTTATCACTGCCAGTAAACAAAACTAAAGTAGAGCCAGTAGCAATATTAGCATAATCACTAACTGTTATTGTGCATGTTGTCGCTTCTACAGCAGTGTCATACTCATAGATTTTTTCCGTACCAAATCTTTTAAGTAATCCACCTTCATTGCGTAAGAAGAAGTTTTCTACCTTCTTAGCAGAGTTATTGTAGATAGGCGTATCCGTCCTTGAAACCAAAGACGGACTGACTTCTCCAAACTGAAAGTTGCTAATAGGTACGCGAATACGAGCCATTAACTTCGCCTTTCAGTAATAAACCTCGATGTTGGGATACTGCGTGTTGTCTGTTGTTGCGAATCAAGGCTTCTAGCCTTTGCCATAGTTTGTGTGCCAGCAGATTGCATAAGTTGTGCAAGGCTAGCATCTCTTGCAATAGATGTGGCAAAGATATTGGCAAGCGCATATTCAACAGCAATGACAAAGTATGAAGGCCAGTTTTCTTCATTTGCCCTAAATGTGTAATCAATTATTAAACTATCGCTTGTTGTTGTATCGCTAAATACTTTGTCACCATAAATCTGGTAATCAATTAAGTTGTCATTAATTGTAACTGAGTGAACCATTAAGGTGTCATTAGGTAGCTGATGTGCACGATCATAACGACCAGTAGGTATATCTGTTAGTAAATTCATTACTGCCTGATTGGTGGCAAATCTCCACCTTGTATTTACTAATGATGCTCTAGCTACATCTTCATACATATTAACAGCCACAAGTGCTTCTGTACTACCTTCATCAAATGAAGTAATTGGGTTTGCTCCAATAAGAATCAAAGCCCTAGAACAAATATCAATAGCTGAATCGGCGGTTGTACTGGTAACTGTCATGTATAGCGAGGGGGGCCGAAGCCCCCCACTCCTTTAGTCTGAGTCTGTTTCAGCGATAGCTGTGCCATCAGACACATCTACTACTGTGCCAGTATTTGACAAAACACTTACAAAACTTGTTGTAGGAGTGTTTGTGTCAGCCACAATTATAACATCTCTAATAGCTAGCATATTTGCCGCATCGTTAAAATAACCAGCAGAGTTAACAGCCGCAATAGCGTCTGTAGTTGTGTAAGCCCACAAGTTAATGTTTGATGCACCAGCTAACCGAGATAATCCTGTAGCACTAAAAGCCATTTCAATATCTCCTATTAGTTGTTGTCTAAGACTTCATAGATACCGTTGTCATCAATAACAACAGCACCCATTGACATCATGGAAGTTCCAAGGTGTGAGACACGCTCTGGAACGTAATTCAACTCAGTGGTAACGTCAGCACCAACACCCAGACCCACAGAAGATGTGTGGTATGCCATGTTTTTACCAGCAGTTACGGCTGATGTTGAAAAGATTTTGAAGCCCAAGAACTCTTTCATGCTCATGCCACCAGCGTAAGGTAGATTCTGCTCACCTACAAAGTCGCTAGAAGCAAACTCTGTAATAGCAAACAGGTCAGCATAACCTTTCGGGTGCATAGCAAGATAGCGTCCACCGTCCTCTGGAATATTAGCAGAGCCGAATGTCTCAAACAAAGACAGCAGATCAGCTTTTTCCAAAGCAGAACTTGTGTCGTGGATCTGAGTTGAGTTTGCACCAGCATCCATAGCTGTAATCAAAATCTCATCAGTCTTACGACCAAGTGCGGCGGCGGCAGATTTAGCTACAGCCTGACGCTCATCAATGTTTGTCTTGAGTTCATCTAGCTTGTCGATGTACTCGGCGGCGTAGAAGTCAGCCATTGTTGCTTCTACTGTGGTATGGGCTAGTTCCATAGGAGTTACCAAACCGTTGCGTGATTTAGTTGAAGCAGAGCCAGTGCCGATCTTTTGGAATCGAACTACTGAACCACTCACATTACTTACTGTACGCACTGTGTTCCGCAATTTAGAACCCATGCGCTGATAAGCCATGTGAACCTCTGATTCAAACTGTTTAATAAAGGCGGTATCTATTGAGTTCGCCATTTTACAGTCCTTCTCTTTAAGGTTGTTGAGTTACAGTTTTGCGGTTATCTGTGTGGCATCCTCAACGCGAGTATCCTTGCGGGTCGCTCAGTGCATTACAGGCCGTGTTAATTCAGCAATAACACCTTTATGTTTCTCTCTGCAACGCACAAAACGCATCATAGTATGACCGCATATATCATACGTCACATCATCAAAGGTGAATCCGCACCAGCTTAACCACATAATTGTTTCATGATGATCGGCTGGAACGTAGTTTTCTATGTACTCATAATCACTGTGCAGTAGCTCTATTGCATCAGCGCACCCTCTAAGAAATGGCCTAAAGTTATTAGTGATGCTGTTTGTGCCAAGCATCCATATCCTTGCGCTGGATTGATCTAGTGGTACAGAGCCACACATAGCGATAGGAGCGTCATCAAATTTTATTGTGTATGTTTTTGCGCCGTGTATAGCCAAAGGCTCTGTAAGAGCTTCTAGCGGCCTTAAGCCGTATATCAAGCACTCTCTTAGATCATGCAGTCGTAAGTCGTCTGCTATTGCTTCTGCGTGATAGGGTAGGCTTTTGCTTAACGAGAGCCTACCAACTCGGATTAGATCCTTAGCCATAGATTTTCTTGAAACCTGATTCTACTTGGCTAACAAAATGTGCGTCACGCCTAGCAGGATCATGATACCGTGGATCTAACATCATCGCTTTTAATTCAGCTTCGCTTGTTTGTGCGACTGTTTCTGCACTACCAGCAGGACCAGACTGCTTAACTTGCTCCATAATATGCTCAAGAGCCATAATGCCATCAGCAGTTTCACACATACGCTCTATCGCTGTTATGTGTTCTTCTGGAAAGAACTGGTTAGCAAACAAACTAGCCGCTTCTGTTCTTGCAGAAGCATTGTCACCAAGCCTTGCAGTCTCGGCTTCAAAGTCAGGAACATCAGCGTTCAAAGCATCCATATACATCTGTATGCCTTCTTGGAACTCCTCTTGGCTGTAGCCGTTTTCATATGATTGATTAGCCCACCAGTTAAGCAACTCATTGCCTTCTGTTTGAGTTTCATCAAAACCTTCTGGCAACTGATAATCACCTACCTCTGCTGGACGATTAGCAAATGCTTCTTCTTGGATTTCTTTCATCCAAGCATCTCTAGCTTCCTCGTCCTTTTGACCTAGCTTGCCTTCAAGTGATGAGTATGCTGTAGCCAGATCTTCTGCGGTCTTAAACTTTTCTGGCAACCACTCAGGACGCTCTGATTCCGTTTGCAATAACGGATCGCCGCCCTCAGTAACAACATCACTTTCCTGTGGTGCTTCTACTTGCGCTTCTTCATTCATCGTTTTTTGCCCTATGTGCGTGACGGATGCGTGATTCAATGAGGCCAACGATATATCGCTGACCTTCCATATGGCGCAGTTCCGCATCGGAAACCCCTGCACCATGAACTTGTTCTATTGTGATTGATCTTAGATAGCGTAAGACTTCTGCGCCAGTATCGGTGCTAAACAGACTAGCTAGATTCAAGCTAATCTTAACATCTTCTTCTTTCTTACGCTGATAACCATCAAGTCCTAGATATGCGTTATTGTTGCGTACCAATTATCTGTTCCTCTTGAGGTTGAGACATTTGTTGCTGTTGCATCGCTTGTGCCATAGCCACCATTTGTCTGCGTTCCTCAAGGTCGCGGATCAGTGTATCAGGGACGCCAAACTTCTTTGCTAAGTAAGCGGCGGTATCTTCTGAATTAATAAGTAGGTTCATTACCTCTGGACCAAAACTGCCCTGCACAAGCTCAAGCCAACGAGCAACGGAGGATATATCTTGATTGGCCTGTGCCTGTGCAAGAGGTGATACTGAACGTACTTTTACTTCACGACCATTAATAGTCGGAAGATCAATTCGCCCCTGCTTCTTTAGAATGTACACCACCCTTTGAAGAACAGGCTGAACAAGTTCTGCTTGTAGTCTGCCAAAGGCAGAACCAATACGCCGAGATAAATCTGACATACGTTCTGCAACCTCTGTAGCAGAAGCAGGAGTACGATCAGGATTACCAAGCATATCATTGTATAGCGCACGTTTAATATTCAAGCGCATGTCTGAAAGAACAAGGTTAGCTACATCAAACGAACCAGCCGCACGAATAGGCTCAAGACCGCGTGATCCAGTAGCTTTTGGTATAACCGTTCCCGGAACCAAGTTAATTGTATCTGGGTTAACTACTCCGTCATCTTCCATTTGGTATATACCTGAGATAGCCATTTGCGCGTTCTCAAGTATAAGTTCAATCGTAAGATTTGTAGTTTTAATAGCACTAAGCGCATTGATGAGAGGACCCCGCCCATAGACTTCGCCGCTACATTTTGACCAACGGAAGCAAACAAAAGGATTTGACCCAACACCTCGGTACTTTTCCTCTTTAACAATTTCTTTGGTATCACATTCGATAGCATAGAAAAGGTAGGCATCTTCGTTTTTAACTGTGTAATCCTTACAAACGATTTCAAGTATCTTAATGCGTTCATCAGGATAGTTGTTAATCTTGCTAGTAAGTTTGTCACTAATCTTCGCCTTTGGATACATAATTTCAATGTCAGATGCGCGAACTTGTCTTTCTCTATATACATGATCGATCTTGTCATCAGGACCAGAATCAAGCACAACATGCGGTAACGGTATAGCAGAGAACACTACAGGATTGATTGCATCACCTTCTGCAACGCTCAATACGCCAGTACCAACAGCCAGATCCATGAATGACTCATGCACTTCCTGACCAAAGTTTGAGTTCTGTATTACTTCAAACACATACTCTGTGACTTCATCTAAGTCGTTATCAACGCTTTCGCGTGAGTCAGGTGGCACTTCACTGCCAGATGTAAAGTCTGCCCAACGTGCAAAGTTAGGCACAAGACCCTGTTGTAAGCGGGATGCAAACTCTTGCACACCAACAACGGCAGTCTCATCAAAGATTTTATCATCCCTGCGCTGACCAATCGTTTCATAATAGAACGACTCGCGCTGTGGAAGCGCATACTCATAACACTCCTCAAAGAGTGGTACAAAGTTTTCACGCATAGATTTAGCTTTTTCGTATTTTTTCAAATACATAGCGGCAACTTTATCATTGCCGCCACCAGATCCACCAAAGGATGATGTGTCTGTATATGTTATCATTGATTAAACCTGTTATAAAATCCAACACCACCACCAGATCCACTTATTAAAGATCTGCGTCCTGACCCCTTACGCATACTTTTTACAGTTTCTTCAAGAGCCTCTTGCTTTGCACCCTTCTTTTCTTCAAGTGCTTTAGCTCTATCAGCCTCTTGCTGTGCCTTAATAGCAGGATCTACTGAGGGCGTTTTAGGTCCACGACCTACACACATGGCTATCTCCTTTATAACTATCTATTCCTAACCACAATTTATTGCAGTCTGCAACTCACAAATTACATTCTAGCCCACAAACCATGCCGTTTGGTTTGCTTTGGCTTCCTAGCAAAGACATCATACTCTGCTTTGGCATTAAAAGCCTTGGCTTGTCTTTGACCAGATATTAACTGTCTGCCCTCACCAGCACCCAGCATTAAGTATTGTAGAGCATCGTGGATGTGTGAATACATATTCTTGTCAGGCTTATCATCAAACCTTTCACCAGATACTTGCATACGCTTGTATCCATAGCCACCTTCAAAGCCTTTGATTAGTGTTGGGCAACGCCGATCAATCATAAATGCTGGCTTGCCCTCGACCATTTTGTTTAGGTTGCTTGAGACAGCTTCAAGTCTAAGATCAACAGAATTGCTATGAGTTGGGTTTGCTCTTAGGCCAGCACCCCTAAGTATTTGAAAAGGTGTGCTTTCATCAGTCTGTGCGCGGAAGTCACCAGCAGGATCACCATAGATATGAACATCATTTAGAACAGCAAACCTAGTTGCTATTTCTTGGCGCAGTAATTCAGCAAACCTAACAATGCCCATATCAATAGCCACAATCTCTGACTGTATAAGCCATCTGCCTCTAACCTTCTGACCAAAGACAGCCGCAGGAGTAAGGCCAAAGTCAATGCCCACATACAAAGGCACACCATCTGCAACTGGTATTTCTTCTTTAGCTATGTGCGTATCTGCAACAAACATAGGATATACAGGCTTTCCTTCTTGGATTGTACCAAGTCTATTCATTACATACACATCAATCCAGCTTTTTGTCTTACCGCGTATAAGATTAGAATAATATGTCTTAAGCATGTTCTGTTTATTTTCAGCACTTTTATTTGGCAGATATTCTAACACGCCACCATTATCATCTGTCTTTTCTATCATGGCCTCTGGTTGCACATAGAAAGACCAGTTATCAGGCTTGACCAACATCTTGGCTTGCTCTTGAGGAATGTGGTCAGGGATAGGAACTTCACCAGACATAATAGGCCACCAGTGATCTTCTTCGGGTGCATTGGTGTCAGCTATAACACCAGACCAAGTAGGACCACCATCACGCATAGAAGGGAAACGCCCAACACGCATAGTACACGCATCAATAATTGATTTAGGTATCTCCCTAGCCTCGTTGATCCAGATGCCAGTAAGCTCAAGGGACAATAGCTTCTTGACATCTTCTGGTCGATCAAGGGCTAGGAAGATTACTTCAAGCTCTAAGTCAGCTTGTTTTATCCAATGAGTGTAAGGCACAGACCATAAGAACTTGCCCCAATCTTCTTCGGGAAACCAATCAAGCCATGTCTTGATCGTAGTTGTTCTTAGCTGTGGATTAGTATTACGAATGATTGCCCACCTACTACGGCGTACACCATCTTTGTTTCGCTCTTGTTGTAAGGCTCTGCGGAATACTTCAACGCAACAGCTTACAGATTTACCCGACCCAACAGGACCGCGTATGCCACGAAAGAACGATTCGTTCTTCATAAAGGCTTTCAAGACTTCGCCATCAGGCTTGTACTTAAAGCTGGTCAACCTTGTGATCCTTACCAAACTTAATCATGCGTTCTACAATCTCAGGACCGATGGTTGCGATAACCTTGTCAGCCTCTAGGTCAGTGCAGAACTCTTTAGGATGGTATGCTAGATGTACTTTTTTAACAACACGCCTTAGAACTTCACGTTCTTCAGCCTTGATAGTGTGCATGAAACTCATCTGTATCGTGCCGCTTTCTTTGCGACATCCTTTGGTTGCTTGGCGAATTGCTTACCTTTTCGTATCGCCGCCCGCTTCGCTCTTGTGGTGCGTTGATACTCTGAGTCACTCATTGCTTCGATGGCTTTGCTTGGAAGGTAACGCTCACCAGTAGCCTTACTGCCTTGTGTGCTAGGCTTGCCAGACTTAGTGCGCCATTTTTGTTTAGTCCAAGCGCGTAATGATTTCTGCGGTGCTTTCATTTTATATCAATCAAAGTTAGGGCTACCATCTTTATTAAAAACTCGATTGCTGTTTTGTTGTGACAATCTATCTTGATAAAACTTAAAAATTTTAATTTTTTGTCTTTTACTTAAACCAGCCCAACTGCCAGTTTTCATTGCGTCTGCATCAGAAAAAATCATAACATCATCATCAAGCTTGCCAACTTTTTTAAGCAAAGACTTAAATTGACCTTCTGTTGGTACTTTAGGTGTTTTTTTCATTATACAATTATACCTCTGCTTAGGGTTACGTATATTGGTATATTAGCTAGTGTATCCACCACCAGCTTTCTTATACAGCAGGGCTAGCCTTTGCGCTTTTCTTGCTGACCACTGACCCGCTTTTCCGCCCTTTGCCTCGCGCTTTACGCGGTTGAACAGGCTTTTCCTCAGTTTGGGCTTCGTGTAGTTCCCCGCTTCGTTGACCGCCATCTTCTTTCTCCATAGGTATTAGTCGGCGTGAGTCTGGCATATAGGTTGCGCCAGAAAGAATACGTCCATCAGGCATCTTAATAGTTGGCCCTTCATAGGGAGTGCCATCTGTAAATGTGTACTTCATGATTGCTTCATCTTCGATTTAATAATTTTTTGTTGAAGTGCCTTTGGCAAAGAAGCTTGTTGCTTAGTCAGCAATGACTTTGCCGCCTTCTTAGCTTTCTTTTTGCCTTCTGGTGTGTAGGCATATTTCTTTCCTGCTACGTTTGGCATTTTATTTTCCTCTATTTTGGTAACACTCTTAATTTTCGCATAGACCGTTCCTTACTTATCCCAGCATTGGTAAGTTCTCTTTGAAAGCTATTACCATCTTCGTTAGGCTCTTGCAGTAATTGAATTGCTATAGACTGCCTTGATTCCTCA